ACTCGTTACCAGATTTATCTAAACCATCTCCAGCAGTTAAGTTTCCACCGCCACTAAATTGAGTGAAAGCTAAGTTATTAGTGCCGACAACAGCAGATCCTTTATCGGAAGAGCAGACAAACCCTTGATCTGCATTTGTAGATCCTTGCTCAACAAAGGTGAACATTCCAGCAGCATCAACACCAGCAGCTAAATCAGATGTTCTCGCCCATGTACTTGCTTTACAAAGATATAAACCATTTTGACTTGCTGTACTTTGGTCTTTAACTAAAACTCTTTCATCAGCAGAAACCGCAACACCATCAATAGTTTGCGTTCCAGAAAGTGTAATATTTGCTGTAGTTGCAACTTTTACAGAATCTTTTATGTCTAATCCCTGTGCAACACCATCTACATATCCTTTATTTGCAGCATCACCATCAGCAGTAGGATCTGCTAACGATGTAATCTTCTGAGAGTTTAGAGATACAGCAGCAGCAGGAGCAGCCATTTCTGCCAATGTATTTACTCTTACACCTGCATCAAAATCAGATATTTTTGTATGTGCTATTGAAGGAATATCATCACTTACTAATGCTCTAAATGTAGGTGCAGCCGCACTTCCAGAAGCAGCACCAGCTAATACATGGTTTGTTGTTCTTGTTGTTGCCTTATCAAAAAATGCTCCCTTACCACCGATAGGAATAATACTTGTAGCTGAACCTCCAGATCCTCCTGTGCCCGTACCATAGATTAGGACTTCATCACCTTCTCTAAAAGCAACTTCAGCATTTTCTAATGACCCTGGGTTTGATGATCCAGTTGATCTTTTTATCCTAATTGTGTTAGCCACTAGAAGTTTCCTCCGTCTACGAGTGTTAGTTTGGTAGTTGTTGAATCTGCTTTAAAGGTATCAGATGCAGCGTGGTAATAAAAGATGGCATTGTCAACTTTACCAGTAACATCAAAAGTAACACCAGCAGCAGCAGGACCTTGTGGCCCTTGCGTTGTGATCTCAACTGTAGTTACATCAGATACCTGACTAACTACAACTTGATTAGGATTGCTCATACTGTGTAACCCTCACTTACAAATAGTGTACCCTCTAAATAATAGTTTTTGCTACCACTTGGTTCTGTTAGTAATACATCATATTTCAAAACATTCGGAGTGAAAGTTGCTGTATCTGTGTCAGATAAATTCATATCAATAATTCCATTAGCTCTATCTGTATATGTTATCGCCCAATCAGCATATTTTGTGGAACGTGATTCATCGTAAACTTGTGCAGCGACAGTATACCCAGTTAAATTTATTGCCGATCCAGTAGAATCTTTAAATGTCAATTTAATAGGAAAGTCTGCTCTCCTATCAACAGTAAAATTTTTCTTTCCTGGAATTATTGCCATTTATGCTGTTACTTCCATTGCTGTTAAGGTAGAGATTAAACTTGATCCATTTGTGGGACCATCTTGATCATTAATATCTCTATTTAGATATAAAGTCCTACTGCCATTATCTAAATTATCTAAGCGAACACCATAAGTCGTTGCACTTGTTGTTGATATTCCGGTATCTAAAAAATAAATAAAACAATTATTACCAGTACTAGAATTATTTGAAGCACCTGCTCTAAAAGTTTGTCTTATTCTTGAATCCCTTGCATCACCTATACCTATATCTGTTCCCCCTCTGTTTAACCTACCTTGCCAAGCACCACCAGATGTACCTGTCCAATAAGAACTTGCTCCATAAAGCTGTCCTATTATAAGAACATGATTTGAATTTGAAGAAGGTGTGATTGCAACTTCAATACAGTTAGTCGAACTATTTGTATTTGCACTTAAAGACTCTGAAAAAGTGTCGGTTTTTACGGTCTGAACAACTTGTATAATTCCACCACCTGTAGCACCAGCAGGTAGTCCACCGACAGGAACGATTGAATTGACTTTAAGTTGGCTCATAATTAACTAGGTTTTGGATTGGTGTCTTTAACGGCTTTGATTGCAGTGTACCACTCGCCTGTTTGTGCGTCTGCACCAAACTTGCCAGCAGCTACATCACGAAATAATTGATCTAATTGTTCTGATAACTCTGGGTAAGATTTAGTTCCAAACTTTTCACGATTTCTTATATATTGAGTTGCAGCTTTTTCTACAACTGAAGCAGCTTCTTCCGCATCTCTAGCTGTTTCTTGATCGGCTGTAAAAGCAACTAATTCGCCATTGATGTTGTGGTAACGTGTCATTATTGTATCCCAAATAAAGTTACTGTACCACTGGCCCATGAACCAGACTCAGGGTATATAAGAACTCCAGTTGTTTCATTCGTACCATTTACACCACCCATAATCATTTCACCATTTTTATCTTGAGAGTTGTTTCCAAACATAGTAAATCCATTGTATCTCCAGATTCTATTACTCATAAAACCAGTCATATAGATAATTCCATTTGTATCACAAAGAATTTGACTGCCACTCGTATCATTTCCTATAGCGTCTGTATTACACCTTAAATGGTCAGCATTTTGCTGTGTTCTATTACCATCGGGACTAAATACCCTAAATCTATAATTACTACCTGTGTCTGTGCTACCTCCTTCTTGTATTCTTAGTCTTAACTCAACAGTATCATTAGTAGGTTGCAATTGATTAAACATCATTGCATACATATTGTAAGTATCAAAAGCATCTGTGATTGAATTGGTAAAAGTTACATCACTAACATTGCTAGAAATTGTTGTAGTGCTTAATTTTTTCCAACTTCCTAAATTAGTGACATCATTACCACCAGATGCGTTTAAAATTGTATTAACTTTTAATGTACTCATGGCTTGGGATACTTGTCTTTAGTAGCTTTGATTGCAGTTGCAAAAGCACCTGATGTCGTTACTGTACCAGCAACAATGTCTTTATATAAGCTGTCTAATTGATCTCCGATTGATGGGTATATTGTATCTGTTGTACCAGCAGCACCAGTTCTTTGAGATTGATAAAGAATCGCAGCAGCTTCAGCGTCTAAAGTTGTTCTTGCAGCCGTTACAAGACTGTTATCAAGTGAGATTGCGTTACCGCTTGAGTCAAAAGCTCCAGCACCATCATCTATCGTCACAGCAGATGGGTAAGCTTTGCGTATCGCTTCGTGATCTAAACTCATAATCAGGTTTTAATTAGATTATACATGGAAGTAATCATGCTGACACCTCTATTGCTGTTATATGTGAAACTGCTCCTTGTCCTTCGTGATGATCTGTATTTAAATGATAAACACCATTTTCACAAGCCCATTGCATTTTGTATGTAGTTGCAGAAGTCGTTGCAGGGCTATCTAAAAACATCATATTATAAGGTCTACATACATCTGTTGATGTTCTGTCCTCTGCTTGTCCGTTTTCAGATGACCCTGCTGTACTATTTCCAATAACTGTACTACCTCTTAAAAGCCTAATAAAATTATTTCGACCATCGAGTGAACACCCAACTGAACAAACCCAAGCAATAAATATTTTACTTGTGGAACTGGTTGGAGTAATAGTAACTGACATTCCAGAAATATCAAAAAAAGTACTTGAACCACTTCCAGATTGTGATGTTTTATCTGTTTTAAATGTTTGTTTTATTTGTATTATTCCACCACCACCGCCTGTCGGTACTCCTGATACTGGGATTATGCTGTTGACTTTAAGTTGACTCATAATTTAAACGACTGTCCAAGTTTCACCAGCACCAACTGTAACTGTTACACCTGATTGTATAGTAATTGGACCAAAGCTGCCAGCATTTTGTCCATTAGTAATAGTATAACTCTGTGTAACTGTCTGGTCATTTTCCCAGAAAATATTGTCACTTCCAGCACCTTGAGCACCTGCTCCAGCAGCAGCCCAACTTAACGTGCCAGAAGCATCAGATACAAGAGCATAGCCAGAAACAGTAGCGTCAGCAGAAGGTAATGTCCAGGTAAGACTAGAAGAAACTGTAGATGCTGCTTTAAATCCTACATAATGACTGCTATCAGAATCAGCAAACCTAAGATCATTCTGTGCTTGGAGCGTTAATCCATTAGCATCAAAT